AGAAATAACCTATTTGTATTTGTTCCATCACTCAATGATAAACGCCCATCTGATAAACCAACAGAAGCAGAAATCTCTGCATATAAAACACCTTCGGTTGAATCTATTAAATCGCCTAATCCGCTTCTACTTGCAGTTTCTTGTAAACGAGTCTGAACGCTTCCGTTTGTAGGGATGTATGAGGTTGCGTGGGAAAGTTGTTCGATTTGGGCGCCCCAAATAGTTTCAGTCCCCATTGCCGTAGAAGCTAAACTTGTACCATTAAAAGAAATAGATGGAAAAATTCTAAAACCAACAGATGAAATTGTTGTTATACTTAATGAGAAACTCAAAAGCCACCAATCATTATTAAACGAAACTACATTTTTATTGAAATAAGCAGATGCACCAATCTCTTTTATAACCCCGCTAGCACTATTAAATGTAAGGTATTTTCCTGATGAAGCTAATTCAATCCCTAAATAGGTAGATGAAGTAGTTCTCTTTCTTATATAAATGGAAGCTGTATAGTCAGAATTTGAAAATGAAATAGTATCACCCGAAACATTGCCATAAGCACCTAAAGAATCTGTTAATTCATCGGCACTTAAAATACCGTTAGGTGAAATGTTTTGATTTACAACTACTGTTGAATTTGCTGTGTTCCATTGACTAAAATCCTCACTATAAGTAACCAAATTTGTACTCTGTGGTTCTATTAACCAACTACCTACACCGCTATTTGGTGTAACTACTTTTGTAACTTCTTTAACTGAAACGTTGTCGATATAGCAAACTTCCCCACTTATATCATTACCTCTTATATAAAAATATGGATTAGTTCCACTAACAGTAACATACCCTCCGTAGGTATTGCCTGAAATTAGGGATAAGGACAATAAATTAGCAGTACCATTAACATAAAACGCAATATTATTTGGGTTGATTATATCTACTTTGCAGAAATAAGTTTTTCCGTTCTCTATTGGTAAATCAGTCCTTTTAATATAGCCTTGAGTGCTAACAGTTGTGACTTTAGCCATTCCATTTTCTAAGTCCAGTAAAGCACTCGAATGCCTTGACCATCCACTTAAACCATTTTCAAAATCTCCGTTTACCACTTCCTCACTCCCTAAAGAATCTTCATACTGAAAGTCTTTATAGTTAATTCTTGGAATGTTTGTAACGTCTATAACTTCTTTAACTGAAACGTTGTCGATTGAGCCGATAAAAGAAGTCCCTATTAAGTTTAAATAATTATCAGCAGAGTTAGATGTAAATTTAACTTCGTGACTATAACTGCCAATATTACTAAATTCATCAGATGATAAAGAGTTGTTTGTTGACGGTCTTATTCTTATAGTTCCGCTAGTATAATTTACGACATCAAAAGTAATTCTATAATTTACTCCTACTGTCCACGAGAAACCTCTTTGCTGCAAAAAGTTACCGCCTCCGTTTGATGTTGCTTTTGAATTAGAAATAGTCCAAGTAGACGCTTTATCCCAATCACTATCAGTTGCAAAATCTCCGTTAACCACTGCTTCACTTCCTAAAGTATCTACATTTTCTATTAAGCCTTGTGCATTTACTCTTGTACCCGCACTTCCTCTTTCAAAGTTTAGGTCTGCGTCTATAACTTCTTTAACTGATACGTTATCTATTTTTAAATTAACAGGACTAACTAACCTTTGAATATTCCAATTACTTAGAGTAGACCTTGTAGATGTATATTCTATTGAAAAAAAGCCATTTTCTTGCGGTAAATCAACCTGATTAGTACCACCCAAAGAAGAAAACCTTAAACTTCCTTCAACGTAGTCAGATATCACCCCTGTTATTAAATACGTTTTATTTGTTAATGTTGTGTTGGATGTTATACCTGTATTTGCTGAATCTGTTTGTAAAATATGAGCTTTACCATCTTCTACAACTGACTGACCTGTTAAACTCCAATCAAGAGGTGTGCTAAATTCTACATCTGAACTTATTTCACTTCCTAAACTTTTAATAGGCTTTGCAGAATGAATCTTGCCATCGCTATAAGCAGTTGGTGTAATTAAAATACTTGCTTTTTCTAATAAGTTCGCCATTATATTTCGCAGTTTTCAAATGATTGTAAAGTTTTAATAGTTCCGACCTCATTCTCGTAATAAGTTGACCTTGCTTTTAAAGGTGTTAGAATCGCAGTAATTGCACTACTTGTCGGTATGTAAGGAAAAGCAGTTTTTAAGCACCCTAAAGCCTCTAAAACACCGCCATCTGCTTCTACTCTATCTATAAAACCTTTTACGATTAAAGATAAAGAGTTTGCTAAGTCAAGATAAGATTTACCCCAACTAATTGTATTCGTAGTAACACCAACTCCCCAAGAAGTATTGTTATATATTTTACCCCAATTAATATTGTTTGCCATTGTCTTTGTCTTTTTTACTTACTTTTTCGTAAAATGCTGCTAACCTTACTATGTTAACTTCTTTTGTCTTATATGTCTTTTTTTTCTTACTCTCCATTATAATACCCAACCTGTAAAGCTATCTGCATCCTTATCTGGGTACATATCTCCATTATTATTATTAGAATACTCAGGAAACTTATTGCTATTGTTACACATATAATCTAAGAACCTTCTTGTATAAAATTCAGCTCTATCATTTATCTTACTCATCATTCTATCAACGTCACTAAAGTTAACCGTATCAGAATCTTCTCCTCTATGCTTTGCTACACCTCCATTGTCTATTTTAAACATAGCAAATGGCAAGTACTCTGCTTGAGTGAACCAAGTTAGCATAGGTTTAATATAGGAGTCTCTAAGAGCCTTATAATCGCTATTACCAGCAAGGTCTATATCTCCTGAAATTATTAAAGCCTGTAGCTTGTCGTAAAGACTACCACCTAAGTAGTTTTGTATATGGATGTCTTGAGCTACTTCAATATAGTGAATTAACTTGTCTGCATCCGTGCTTCCGCTTATGATTGACTTTGCTTTTAGGTCTTGTACTGTTATAAATAATGCTTTCATTATTGCCCTATGATTTTTTTGATTCTACTTAATACACTTGGGTATGCACCTTTATCTGGTCTATCTATCATTCTTTCAGTAATCTCTACAGGATTGTTTGGCTGATCAAGACCTTTACCATAAGCAGTATCTTCATTAACTTTCTTCCCGCTTGACTTCTTATACACCTGTAATTCCCAGTAATGATGGCAGTTTTTGCCTCCCTTAAATCTTAACAGAGAATAGTTATTTCTATTGTGACCAAGCTCTTTATTAACGCCTCTAAAAGACATCATATTAATATCTTCTTTCCTGAATACGATCTTTCTACCTGTTAAGTTCTCCATCTTCTTGCAAAACGTTCTACTTCCTTCTGATTTTCTTTGAGGTGAATAAGCATATCTTATCTTGTAAATATTGTTATCCTCTGAAGATGATTTATCTGAATACTTGATTTCAGCCATTTTAACGGACTCATTCTCTTCTTCATATACTTCACTATGGATTAAGTCCCATTCATCGCTTAAAACCTCTCCTAAGCCTTCTAATTGGTCATATAGGTTATCACCATCTTCATCTGAAAAGTCTTCATTGTGGTATTCTTCGTTTTTAAGTAACTCCACGTATTTACTACCAAGTTCTATCCTCTCTTCCTTTGTGGTTTCTTTTGCCCACATCTTACTTAGTAATTGTGAAGAAAGCTTCTCTCCTGTCTCTTCTTCTTTTCTTACTTTAGTAGATATATTTTCTAACTCAGTAAATTCAATAGGTTGTAATGTAACAAAGTATAAATCCTGGAATATCTTATTAAATTCAAGTAACTCTGTTAATCCGTATATGATACCATCTTGTAATGGTCTTATAATAACATTATCCATTAATACAGATGCTGTTCTTAATTCTTCTGCATTGTTTCCAAATCCTGTATTATCTTTAATACCTAATAATATTGGTGATACAATACCGTGTCCTAACATGATCTTTTCTCTTGCTTCGTCAGAAAGGAATTGATATTGTGCGTGAGCATCAGGTAAGTGAATAGCTTCTATGTCTGCTTTTGTTTCAGCACTTTCGTTAAATGCTATAATTGCTTTACCACTTTGCGAACTACCTGAAAACTTATCGTTAATCTTGTTTTCAATAGCGTTTTGAGTTTCCTCATTAGGTACTCCATTATTAAAGTTTACAAATAAGCTTGGTTGTAAACCATTCTGTATGTTTGAGATATGGTAATTCGATACCTCTGATTCTAATTCAGCATATTGTAGACACGCTTGATAGTCAACAGTAGCATAGTAATAGAAACCACTTCTGTAAGGTTTAAATACATAAAGTTCATTAACTTGTGATTTAGTACCATTACCAAATGTAGGTATTCTTTTAGGGTTATCAGATGTCTTGCAGTCTTTCCATTTTGGGTGATAGTAGTATGCCTTTACCTTGCCATTAGTAGCTTTCTCTGCTCTAAGTGTCTCCATAGGAAAGTGAGATACTTTTAATATTTTCGTCTTAGTCTTGTTGTAGGTTAATTGCATAGCTCCTTGACCTAATAACTTATAGTCATTAACAAGTCTTTTAACCTCTCTTGGTCTAAGCAACTTCTTCATACGAACATAATGTTCAGGGAAGATTTCAGAGTTAGTAGATTCTAACCCTCTACCGTAAATCATATCAACAATACCATTAACACACCTACCGTTAGTAGGACTGTCTAAGTATCTTTCAATTAAGTTGTCGAAATAGTCATTATTATTACCAAAAGAAACCCACTCTTTATTGTGAACTTCTTTGATTTCTGGAGTATTATAAGAAGACATATTTACAATCCTAATACTATCTTTGTACTCTTTTTTAATATTGTTTTTTTTCATTATATGTTTACTGTTAAACTATCTGAGTATTCAGAAAAATTACCTAAAATATCTTTATGTCTTGTCTTAAATACGTGAGTTCCATTATCTAGTCCTTGTATGCTGTAGTTCAATTCATTGTTAAAAACTCTTCTAACAAGAATATCGTCTTGGTATAATTGGGTTTCAGATATAGTTCCATTGTAATGCCCTTCAATCCAGCTTAACTCAACAACATCATTACTGTCTACGATATAGCCCATATCGGTAGGTTTGTTTAGTACGTTTGGGTTTGAGTTGGTTATCTGCAATGTAAATACCTTAAAGCTACCTCTGCTATCATCTCCTATGAACTGCATTCTAATACTCCATTGATTACCTGCAACCATACTGTTAGAGCCATCGACCTGCCCTTGAAGAGAATGGGTTGTACCAGATATAGGTCTATCTAGTTTAATGATAGGTAAATCAAAACCATTATCTATAATTTGAGAATATTTATTAAAAGCTTCGATATCCGTCTCTATGTCTAACTGAAAATATGCATTCCTTTGAGCGTAGTAAACCCTATCGGAATCTGTTATTATTTCTGGCTTATGACCTTGACCTTTCATTTTAAGAAAAACTCCTTCTGGAGACAATTCGGTTTCTAGTCCATCAGTATCTACATATGATACTTGAACCTCATTAAAACCCATTACACTTTGCAACATCTGCGTATTTGCATTTGGCGAATAATCCTTTTGAGTGTAAAACTCTCCGTTCATATAAAAATTAACAAACTTCCAAACTCTACTTCCGTTATAGAACCTATTATCCCATTTTAATCTTAGGTATATTTGTGATGAGCCATTATCTGCTAAATTTTCTAAAGGATAAGCATTTTCAGTTCCCTCGTCTTCTATTATTTTAAACTCAAAAGTTTGTGTTGTTGAGCCTAACTCATTTTCTACGGTAAAGTCTATTGTTTCTGTTCTATCTTCTCCAGTCACAATGCCAATTACCTGATTATATCTGTGAAGAAAAACCAACCCATCAATAACTCTGTTTACATAACTATTTGTTACAGGGTGTTCGCTATCTAAATTAACCATCGCACTAAATATAAAAGAAAAAGGGATACCTTTTCTGATGTAGTTAATTCTATTAGGTCGAAGCAAAACCATAGGTGAGCCGTCTTCAGGAAAACTTATCTCGCTATTAAATTGATTTCCACTAGCGTTATAAGCAAAATGAACACCATCTCTTGAATTAAAATCATTACCAATAGCGGCACTTGATACGTAGCTAAATTCAGCTCTAAGCGGATTTGTTAAAGGAAGCGAATCACTTAAGTTTACCTGCACCACGTTTCTTGTCTCCCCATAGCTATTTATCATAACTATAGTAATATCCTCTACCCTGTCTTCACCAATAGCTATTCCACTAATTAATCCTGATGGACTACAAGACAAGCCTTCTGGTATGTTTTCAATAGTAATAGATGTTGGACTGTACCAAGCTCTAATTTGATAGCTAAATACAGAGTCTATCGCAATATCTAAAGGTTCGTTAAAATTCCATCTTAATGTAGGTGGGTTGTTTTGTGTAGTAGTACCTCCAGTAGAAACTACCGTAGAAACTACCGTAGAACCTATAGTAGATGGAGCATCTGTTATTATGTATGTATTATCATCAAGTTCATTATAAGGCTTATAGATACTTCCATTACCTATTTGATGACTATTTAAAGCCATATCTGATTTGGACTGAGATGTTACATAAATCTTATCCCTATACCATAACTCTTCATCTTTAATTACTTCTAAATAGTATGTGGAATCTTCTTTTAAAAGACCATTATCGTTAGGGAATATTATTTCGATATAATTAACTAACCTAATAACAGATAAAGGAACTACTTCTTCCTTAGAGCCATCTCCGTCTCTTCTTACTCTTAAAGATATAACACCGCTTATATCCATACTTCTCGGTATGATTGATATAGTTTTATCTCCTGTTGTTGGTTTTAGTATTAACATACTATGATAACTAAATAATATTATTTTGTTTTATTTAATAAAAAACCCCACTCGTTAGAGCAGGGTCAATCAATTAAAAGTATTAAGTATTACGAACCTGATACAATAGTAAATCCTGCACCAGCAACAGTTACTGCTCCAGATTCAGTAGCAGAAGTTTTATTTAAGAAATTAGCAGGAACTTTCTCCATACCTGAAAAACTTAAAGTATATCCTGACATATCACCCATAGCACCACCTGTAACGATAGTACCACCTGTAACGTCAGCTCCGTGTTCTAATCCAGCTAAAAATACGTTTCCGTTATTATCTTCAACTAAAATATTTGGTCTACCAAAAGATAACAATTTAATTGTCTTATGGTCTTCCTTTGTTAATTTTTTAAGTGTCAATTCTAACACTTGCTCGAAAGCAGTAGTTCCATTCTCTCTACTTGATTGAATGTTTTCAGTATAGGTAGAGTTTCCTCTAACGTCATACTTATAAGCAGAAGGTGTTCCTGCTACGGTGTCAATTACATCTACATCGGTTGAGTCATAGGTAATAGCACCTAAATCTCCGTAGTTCACAAAGTAAACCGCATTGATACCACCAACGCTGTCTTTACAAGGTTCTAATCTACCTAAGTTAATATCACAAGCCATATTATTATATTTTATTATTAGTTAATAAAAAAGAGTAAGCAGATTAACCACCTACTCTTTTTTGTATTTATTTAATTGTTATTAGATTCCGTATGTTACGATGTCTTCAATAACTCCGTACTGTACAGCAGCTGTGTACCTCATTATCACACGAACATTTTGACTTCCATCAAGATTTTCCATATCTAAAACCTTAACTTCATTTTGGTCTGATAATAAACCTGTAGCGAACCATAAGTTATCCTTAGTAGTTGATACAGCTACGTTAGCAGCTAATCCGTTAGCCATAAATATTTTTACACCATCAAAGTATAAAACATTTACATCTTGGTTATTTCCCATTGCTCCAACACCAGCAGAACCTAATCCACCTGCACCAAATCCACCTAAACTTCTTTTATAAGCTCTAAAGATGTTTTGTGAAACATAAATATGTAAATCTTCTCTTCCGTATAATGAAGCAGGAATTGCATCTACAATCTTACCTAATTCATCTATAACGTTTGCAGCAGTTACACCACCTGCAACAGCAGCGATAGTTTGACCTGCAACAGCACCTGCATCAGCAGCTAATAATTCAGAAAAACCTGCATATTCACCATCAGTAGCATCAGCACCTGACCAAATTGTATTCTCATTCTTTTGAGCTACTTTAGAAGCAACATAAGAGATTAAGTAATCTTGGAAAGAAGAAGGTAAGTTATCAAATGCAGAATATCCCATTTGGATTGCATCCCAATCAGAACGGAAATCTTTCTTACATAATTCTAAGTTAACTTGTAATTCTTTTGGCTGAATAATTCTTTCAGTAAGAGTTAAAGTTGATGTATCAGCGAAATCACAAGAACCATCTTTTACGATTCCATCTAATTCCAATCTTTTTACAACTTCCTTGAATTTTACATTTGGTCTGATAGTTAATCCACCATTTGCGATTGTGTTACCTGATAATAAAGCAGCAGAGATGTATTTTCCTGCACTTTCACCAGCATAACTTGTAGTAATGTTTGTAGTAGTAGCCATTTTTATTTAATTTTAGTTGAATAACATACTATTGACTCTTTGCTCAGTAGTCATAGCTTTGTTTTGGTTTGATAATAAATTCTTTTTAGTTTCTATTGAGTTTTCTGGTGAATGCACAACTTCTTCTACATCTTCAGATAATTCAACTTCTTCTTGTTTTGATAACTCTTGAGGAACTTCTTTTACGTCTCCCATTGGTTTATCTTCGATTAATGCTTTAATCATCGAAAGTAATTCCGTTTTAACTGCTGATAATTCTTCAGGTGTTACATACATCATTGGTGATGCCTCAGCAACCTCTTCTGACGGTACTGCTACCTCTTCTTCTTCAGCAAGTAATACTTCACTAACTTCCTCTGTTGTTTCTTCTGTAGATAATTCTACGGTTTCTTCAACTAATACGTCTTCAGTCTTTGTCTCTACCTTAGATAGATTTAAAAGATCTTTAACGTTGTTAAGGATTTCTGTTGCTTTCATACTTATTGGTTTATATTAATATAACTATTTATAAATGTACTGTCGTGTTTTAATCTTCTTCGGCAGTATTACTTATGTTTCCTATGCCTTGTTTCCAGTAGTCTGGTGCATTGCATCTCTTATTATTTCCTTTATCGCATTCTATTGAATAGGTATTTTTACAGTAACAGTAAACAGCTCTACTCATTATGATAATAGTTTTTTAAGCTCCTCTAATACATTAGAAGCCTCCATTTCTTCCATATCTTTTTCACTATCGCTAAACATACCTTCGATACTTAATCCTAAGTATTTACCTGCTTTAACGTCTTCCCATACCTCATCATTATCTATCTTCATAGTAACTGCCCAAGCTCCTTTTACAGCATTTAAGCCATATAGAGCAGTCTTATCTCTCTCAGGGTCTTCTACTATCCAAGACTCTATAACAGATACACCTGTGGTCATTTGGTTGTCGTGTTCCAATGTAGCGTTGTTTAGTTTAAGACGTTTTAAGTATAGTTCAGAAGCTTTTCTTACGGTTTCTTTAGAGAATATAACATTATACTCATACTCTCCCTTACGTCTGTATATTTGCTTGTCAGGCACTAAAGCCAAACCAACTATAATCCTTTTTTCAGAATCTACTGTTTTAAAGTCAACCTTGTGTTTGCTTAAAGCAATAAAATTTTCTTCAATGGCAGGGAACTCTACCAATGATATTGCTTCAATACCATCATCTTCTTTGGCATCGTCAATAAATAATTCTATTATATCTAAATCTTTCATATCTGTTATTTTATATTATGGTAACTTTATTAATTGTAATTGTTTTATTTTAGGTACTTGCTTGATTTACAATTATACCATCTAATTGTTGTTGATTAGTTACCTCTCTTGATACTACGTATGCTTTTAAGGGCTTGCCAAATTGAGCTTGAATAGCATTTATTAGCAAACTATCTCCTGACCTACCTACTATATTAAAAGAAGGTTCTGCACGACCACTACCTCCACCACTACTGCTACCTGTAGCTGGTCTTGGAGAACTACCTGCTGATGTTTGGAATTTCTGTCTTGCAATTGCAGCTACTTGAGCAAGACCAGCTCCAATCGTTGCCACCATACCTGCTATCCTTGCAAATGAACCACCTTCAGTATCTGCTAAAACACCTGTAGCTGCAACAAAAGTATCCATTGTTGCTTGGGCGATATTTACTGCTTTTTGCATAGTAAATCTTTTTCTTTCGATTTGCTCTTGCTTAACTCTTAGTTTTTCATCATTTTGAGCTATCTGATTCTGTATAGACTGTCTTTGCTCTTTAGATAGATTTTCGTTTTGAAGCCTTATATTTAGCTCGTTATTTAAAGCGTTTGTTTTGTTTTGCTCTATAGTAAGTTCTCTATCAAATTCTGCATTTGCAAAGTCACCCATACCTCCTATTATTTCCTTTGCCTTTTCTGCATAAGAAGCAAGGTCTTCAAGTTCTGATTGCCTAACCATTTCGTCTACTTGTGCTTTAAGAGCATCTGAAGCCGCCTTCTTAGCCTCAGGACTTAATGTAAGGTCAAGGTTGGCGTCTATTTCTAAAGGGTCTTTTTTCATATCTATACCCATAGCATCTGCAACAGCTTTAAGCATTTTTTTACCTTTCTTTGCTTCCTCCCCTATACCTATACTATCTAAGTCAAGTCCAATTACTTTATCTCTATCCTTTACTGTCCCTCTTATTTTGTCAATTCTCTTCTGTAACCCCTCTATAACTATAGTGTAAGCTTCGTACTCCCTTTTGTCATTAGAAAGAGTTTCTCTAAGCTTCTTTTTAAGACTTAATTCCTTTGTCAACCTTCCTAGCTCACCTAACTCCCTGTCTTCTTTATTTTCATTAGTTGAGTTGAGTTTATTAATTTTTTCCTGTGTTTCTAGTATTTCTTTTAAAATATTAGACCTACTTAACTCAATCTCATCTATAAGTGTTATAAATTTCCAATAAGCCTGAGTTCCTTTATTTTCGTTAGCTAAATTCCTAAGAATACTTAAATCTTCTTCAGTGTTTTTTATCTCATTATCAAGCTTAGCTACTAATTGTTTCTTCTTGTACTGAGCCTCAAGTGATTTTATATGCTTAGCTATGTTTTCATTTCTTTCCGACTCACTCGAATTTGTATCTTTTAAAATTTTAGCCAACTCTTTGTCTGTCTCGGACATTAAACCTAACAGCCCTTCTCTTTCCTTTAAAACACTATTGCTTTTTATATATATGTTATATGAATCAGTTAATGCGTCGTTTAAAGTATTTAAGGTTAATATCTTCTTTTTAAGGGCTTCATCTACATTTGAGATTCCTTCCTCAGCTTTTTTATTAGCTCCATAAAAGTAATCTAAGGCAGAGACAGCCGCAGTAATAGCAAATACAATACCTAAAGGACCCATAAGTTGAGTACCCATAAGTTTCAATGCACTACCAAGACCACCTGCCTTTGTAGAAGCAGTACCTAATTGAGAAACTAATTGAGTAATGTTATTCGCCATACCACGAATACCGTAAGGAGCATCAGATACAACCCTACTTAATTCCATAGTAGCAGCAGTAGCACTACCTGTAGCATCACTTTGTTTTACTTGTGCTTTAGTTAGGGATTTTACTGATCGCCCTTGTTTTGCTTGAGCTTTAAATGTATTATTTAACTCTTTTTGCCTTCTCTTGTATTCATCATTAGATTTTTTTAGAGCTTCTTTTTCTTTTTGTAAAGCTTCTTTAGTTTTAAAGGTTTCTCCTGTGAGTTCTCCTTTAGCTTGTTTTAACCTATTTATCTCTACTTGAGCTTCTTTATATTCCTCAGTAGTAGACGCAACCTTATCTCTTAATTGCTCCCATTCCTTTATAGCTTTATCGTAATCAGCTACAACCGTAAATATAATTTTTTCTTCAGCCATTATCTTGTTAGTTTTTTTCTTTTGTTATTAGTCCTTAATTCCTTGAATGTTGAAGGAATTTCATACAATCCTTTGGCTATATTGATGTCCTTATCGTCAATTAACCACTCTTTGTCTCTTAGTAATTCTAAAGTTTCTCTTATCATTATATGTCGCTTAATAATTCTATTTCTGATTTACCTGTGTAAAA